ATGGGAAGCACCAGTGCCTTACCCAGACGACGGACTAATGTATTCGTGGAACGAAGAAATAATTGACTGGGAAGCAACATCATTTGAGGCTGTGAACTAATGGCAGACGAAACGCACTCCTCAGTTCGCATTACTAATGTGCAGGTTTATGAAAAACTGATGGAAGTAAACGAGAATCAAATTGAGATGTTTGCCGAGTTGCGTGGGTTGAAGTATTTACCTGAAAAGGTTGCAAATATGGAAACTCGTTTGTCAAAGGTTGAGCTTATTGCTCGCCTTGTCTACGGAGTCTACGGCGCAACACTTGGAGCGGTAGCAGTCGGGTTGGTGAGCTTACTTAATGGCTAAAAGAATAGCTGATTGGCGTTTGCCTTATGATGCTAAATACATAACCGCTCACTATGGCGAGATGTCTCAGTTTCGTAAAGCTAACGGCATGCAACCTCATTCGGGAACAGACTGGGCTAGACCTCGTGGCACTCGTATTCCTGCCATTGCAAAAGGAACAATCAGACTTATTCAATTCAGCGAAGTATTGGGCTGGGTTATCGTGCAAACGGCAATGGATAAAGACGGCAAAGTTTGGTATCTCGGATACTGTCACATGGACTCACAGCCCGCATATAAAATTGGACAAAAAATAAGCAAGGGTCAGACAATAGGCAAAAGCGGAAATACTGGAAAATCATCTGGTCCGCATCTTCATGCAACAGCCTCACGAACTGTTAAGGGAGTGTTCGGAGTAACATCCGCAAAAGTAGACCTTTACAAACTGATTCTTGCTAACACTAAAAGAGCACCAGCAATTCAAGCTAAGCCAATTCAATCTACAGGAGTTTGCCCATGTTGCAAAAGAAGCTACTAAAAGTCCTTGACGGAGTGTTTTTTCTCAAGGATGAGCCAGAGTCCGCAACTGGTGCAAGTTGGAAGTTTCGGCGCAAACTAATCTTTGGTTCTTACCGACTTGGCTTTGCAATGATAATTTTTGGCTCTTTTACTTTTCTCGTTGACCAATGGGGAGTCGGCGTGACACTTATTACGGGTGGCGTGTCTCTTATTTCAATCATCACAACGGCGTACACTGTAAGTGCATCATGGCAAGACGGTAAAAATAATCAAGATTGGACTAATGGAGATGTTTAATAAAGAATTTTGGTCATACTCGATTGAGCGTGGAATAAAAACGATAGCTCAAGCTGCGGTTGCTTATCTGGGGTCTGGCTCGCTTGGCTTGTTTTCGATTGACTGGGCATCGCTTATGTCTGTCTCTTTGGGCGCGGGTTTGTTGTCAATCCTTACATCGATAGCCACCCTTACTAAAAAGTCTAACTCATAACAAAAAACCCACCGTGGTAATAAACAAAGGCGTTTAGCCTAATGAGCAAAGAAAAGAACCCCTTCGGCTTCGGAGGGGTTCTCTTTGTTTCGATTTAACTCAATGATGTCAATACTTTCTGTTGTTACATTCTTCACACCAAATATCATCATCGGGCAAGTGGTCTGTAACACCATCAATCAAAACGACAAGAGCAATAAACCAAATGGCTATGAAGATAACCATAAAGGTTATAAGCCCTATAACTAAAGTCGTGGTCATTCTTGCTCTTTGGTTGATGTGCCGTTATTCTTGATTTGCATTTCCGTAAACCCCATATAGGTCATAAAAGCCATCAGGATTTTTGCGACTAACAACCTTCACATTATAAGTGCGAGAAATTACAGTCGCTTGAGAAGCGTGTTTCACTTTCCCAATCAATGCCCAAGAGTCTGGATTCGCCTTAAGTTCATTAGTTATTGTTCGCCACTTAGAGGATGTTTTTCCGCGCCTCGCCGCTGGTGGTTGTGTCCACTCAATATTCACTTTACTGCCCTTCTTTATCAATTGTGACTTAGCATTTAGTATAACAGAATTATCAAGCTAAATCAATGAATGTGTTTAGAACGGCGAATCTTCGTTTTGCTTGTTTGCAAACTCATAAACATCGTTCGTGGTCGAAGTCACGCCAGAAACTCCCATGTTTGTTTTTGGGAGTCGGGACAAATCAATGCCAATTGATTCAAGGTCTAGTCGAATTGAAGTGCGTTCATTATCGTCTTTGTCCTTATAGGTTTCTGAAACAAGTTTGCCCAAGGCGATTACTTTGTCACCCTTTTTCATTGATGCAACAATTTGTTCAGCCATTGCTCGCCAACCCGTTGCTCTCATAAAAAGTGTTTGTCCGTCTACCCATGAATTTGTGTTTTTGTCATATTTGCTTGGTGTGCTGGCAATTGTAATGTTTGTAACCGCAAACCCAGTTGAGGTATTTTTCAATTCTGGGTCAGATGTCAAGTAGCCAACAACAGTCATATTAGTTTCGTTACTCATTATTCTCTCTCTTGTTTCCTTTGATATCAAGGTGATACCACTTATTTGCACTTAAATAATATATCGGAATCTGAGTTGCATCGACTGCGGGCGAAGCATTACGCGAGAGTTTATAACCCAAGCGTCTTGCTTCTTGCGCTGAAAACGCGTCTGATTCAAATCCGACATTACAAGGGTTACAAACTGTCAATAGGTATTCAAACCCATCAAATAGCTTTGAACCTCCTGCACCCCTGTTTACGCGATGATGAATGGTAAGTTCGTTCCTGCTCCCACAGGCAACACAAATTTCATTATCACGATGAATAATTAGCTCGCGTTTTTTCTTAGAAATCAAGGCACGAACTTATTCACAGAATGAAGCTTTGATTCTTCGCGTTCAGACGAAACCTCCGAACGAATTGCATCCGCTCTGGCTTCCATGTAGTTCAATGTTTTTCTCATCGCCTCAACATTTGCTTCCGCTAATCTTCGCTTCATATTCAAAACGCCAATTTGTTCGTTTGCAGAAGTAAGCGCCTCAGCCCAAGAAGCGGCAATTGTAGGATTTTTGATTCGATGAGAGGTTTTTGATAACGCAAATTGATATTCATACTCGGCTTTTGACTCGGCTTCAACTTGCAAGGCAGGTCGCCAATCGTTTAATAAAAAACGATTCCATTCAATCAAGTGGTCATTCAGGTTCATTTGTGCCGACATTGACCTTCTCCTTCTTGGTTGATACAACCTCATCTTCTTGAATTATTTCGACTGCAATCAAGTCAAGCAATTTGGTTGAAAGTGTCATAAATTCAGCACTTAGGTTGGGTGTCATTTCGCCAAGGTCTTTACAAGTTCTAAACAGTTCGCGTAATTCATCCTTTGATTGACACGCTTTTGATTCAGCAAGCCAATCTCTGCCCGAACCGACTTGCGCGAGTTGCACAGGTGTTGCAACATCAAGTTCTTCGGCAACATACAACCCAGACAATTCCATTGGGAACGCTTTGCGAAGTGCAAGCATTTCAGCACATTTACCCAGCATCAAACTGCCATGCTGTTGCCACATTGAAGATAATTTGCCGCTAAAGTAAGGCGCGTAAGAAGCCCAAGTTGCTACCGCATACAACGGCTCAACAAATCCTGTTCGCATAACCGCAGCTCTAGCCGCCTTTGGGGGTTCTTGTTCAAGCCAAACATCAACCCATTCTTTGCCGTCTGATGTCCATTCAATTGGTTTCTGACCAGCATACTCACCGCTTCGTTGAGCAACCAATCTTGCACCATCAATGCCTACTTGAATTGTATATTTACCACCTCGCTCGATACAGTAAATTTGTCGAGCAATAGGGTCAAGTTGCGTTCGTTGAACTGTTTGGGCAAATGCCTCAACAATTGCTCTTGGAGCAAGTTTCATTTCCTCGCCCTTTGAGCTTTGTATTTTCTTATACAAGCCAGCAAACTCCATTAGTGCTTTTTGCGAGTCTGACCATTGGGTCGCATCTCCATGAACTGGAATTGCTATTTCATTCATTTCATCTCCTTCTCGAAAGCGTTTGCTTCATCTAGTTGACCTAGCAAAGCAGTAGCCAATTGTTTTATCTGATTTATTGCATCTTCGTCTCTGTCAACCCAAATGGTTACTGGTTGTAGGTCTACAGGTACGAAGTTTTCATGGTGTTCCCACACCAAGAGATTTCTGTTTGCGTCAGCAACATACATTTCCCATTGCATCTGTCTCCAATAAGTTGCTGGTATTTTGCCAAGTGGCTTGCTCGATGTTTTGACTTGACACAACTCGACACCAGTTTTCGTTTCCTTGATTCCGTCTGGTGTTGCCATAAAGCGTTTATTGTCTGCCGCGTGAAGCAGATATTTATTTTGACTAAATCCCGCCCATTCTAAAAGCAATGGTTCGCGTTCAATCCCCCACTCGGTTGCGGCGTTGCCAACAAAGTCAGTATAAAATTTTGACTTTAGAATTGACTCAATTGAATTTGGAGTGGCGAGTGAAGCGGCATTGCTCGCGGTTACTCCTTTGTTTCTAGCCTCTAGCCAAGCATCACGGTCATCTGAATGTGCAACTATGCGTTTCATGATTAATTCAAGTGTCATTTTTCATCCTTTCAATAACATACTAAGACATTTATTTTTTTATGCAAGCATAATTATAACAGCAGGCACTGACATTTTATAAATAAAACCCCTTGGGGAGCAAGCGGTATGCTCAACCCAAGGGGCTTTGTTGAGAGCCGAAAGGATGGGTAGGCGCTCAACAACATATCTTAGCACATTTTTTATTCTTACCCAATCTTTTGACACGCAGAAAGAACTCTATTTAGTATAAAATTCAGTATGCTATTACTATGGCTGAAAAATGGGGCAATCCCGAACTCAAATCTTTTAAGAATAATTACATCCGCAGGGTGATAGTAGACCAAGCAAGGGTGTTTGTTCACAAGCACATTGTGGGTCAGGTTGAGGAGTTGTTGCTTCGTGCAATCAATCACGGTGCGATTTTCGCTACCAATCACTTGCCTGTTATTTTACCTGCGTATTTGATGGATGATTCACCCAGTTCAAAAATGGGATTAAAATTACAGATTGAAAATTTCGATACTGTAATCGATGTTGCGGACATCGGGTTTAAACAAATTGGCGATGTATTCATTTACGACACAAAAATGGAAGTCAACATACCGACTCATGAAGAAAGGTTTGTTGACAAAGTACCGACTAAAATTGGCTACAGGCAAATATCGCTTGGAACAAGCGGCGATGATGTCGGCTTTCTCGCATATCTTTTTGGCTTAACTGACCCAGCAAACAAAAGAGTTTTTGATAATGAAATGCTTGAGGCTTTGAATTTCTATCAAAATCGTATGGGCATACCAATTACGAAAACAGTAGATTGGTACACTTGGAACTCAATAATTCCAAGAGGCGGTGAAAGAATCGCGGCTGGGTATGCTGGGCAAAAAGTTCGCATATTACAATCTGCGCTGCGAGTGTATGGTTACAACTGCCCAATCACCTCACGCTTTGGAACTGAGACAATAAGAACGGTCAGAGATTTTCAAAAAGCAAACGACCTTAGAATCACAGGTCGAATTGGATTTTTAGAATGGAACTTGTTTTTTGAACTAAAATAAATCATAATTGCGATTATTACTTAAAGGATGGATAATGAATCGCAACTCATTGTTACGCAGACCACTTGGATTTGAAGGTCATTTTACTCAGTTCCCAAACTCATGGGCAAGAGACACCAACATAGGCTTTAGGGCAAAAGGCATACTTGTTTTGCTTATGAGTCACAGCAACGGTTGGAGCATTTCGCTGGCTCATCTTGCTCACGGTTCGCCCGATGGCATTACCGCTGTCAGAACAGCAGTTCAAGAACTTGAAAAATCGGGGTATCTCACACGAACACTGGTGAGAAATGACAAAGCGCAAGTTGAAAGAAGCGAATGGTTATTGACTGACCCCTTTGAATTAGAAAACCTAACATCAGAAAACCTAACATCAGAAAACCTAACATCAGAAAACCTAACATCAGAAAATCTAACGCTTAAGAATACTAATATTAAGAACACTAATATTAAGAATACTAAATATAAAGAAAACAATATTAACAACAATGAAGATAAGGGTGACTATGACGATTTGTTTGAGCAATTTTGGGCTATTTACCCGCGGCGCATTGGCAAAGGAAGTGCGCGAACTGCATTTGCTAAAGCCGCCGCAAAGGTGATTCCAGAAACCATTTTACAAATTGCCGAACAATATGCGGGCAAGTCAGATTTGCCCGACTTACAATTTATTCCACACCCAACCACATGGTTGAATCAAGAACGATGGAACGATGATTTGAGTGCGTCTGGTAATTCAAACGCAAGCACAAACGCAGCAGATATTTTGAATCGAGGCAAAGCGTTACAGCAACAAAGCGAAAGGATGAAGGAAATTGGACATTGAACAAACATCAAAAATACTGGCGATGATTGCTTTGATTGAAAATCGCAAGTTTACAGATGAACAAATAGCGGCGTGGCAGGTTTTGCTTAGGGACACAAGTTTTACTTTTGCAAGTGAATCGGTTGTTCATTATTATCAATCGCATACTGAAACCATAAAGCCAGCTCACATTTACAAAATGAGCAAAGACTTACAAGCGGAGAAAAGGAAAAAGGTATATGGAGATTCTGACTCGTAACATCGAAGCCGAAAAGGCTGTGCTGGGCGGCATATTGTTGACCAATGGCAAATGCTTAGATGACATCACTTTGCAACCAGATGATTTCTACGAATTAAAAACTGGCAGGTTGTATGAATTGATTCGCAAAATGCACTTACGAGGTGAGGGTGTTGATGCTATAACAATCTCCGCTCATCCTGAATTTGCTACGGTTGGAGTTCATAGTCTTGATTTGTTTGCGTTGACGGATTTTGCCATACATGCAGACAATGTTGAATATTATGCCAATTTGGTGTATGAAGCAAGCACACGCCGAAAAGTAATTGATGCGAGTAGAAACATAATCAAAGATGCTGAATCGCTTGATTTTACTTATTTGACAGAAACAAGTCGAAAGCGATTAGACGATGCAGTCGGCGTTAAACACGGTTCGATTACTTTTATAAGCGATGAAATTGGCGAAACGATTGATGCCATGCAACAACCCAGTCAAGCTTATCCAACGCCTTGGGCTTTACTCACAAAAGCCATAGGAGGGTTCAGGCGCGGTTCATTATACACAATTGGTGCAAGACCTGGAATTGGCAAAACTTCAATTGGATTACAATGTGCTATGACATTAAGCCGCGAAGGTGCGGTTGCTTTTGCTTCGCTTGAAATGGGCAGGATGGAAATTCACAAAAGGATTATTTCCATGGGGGCATCAATCCCGATGGATTCAACAATGAACAATTCACTTACTCAAACTGAATGGGAACGCCTTGCAAGATTCAAAGAGGAGATTAGACCTAACATTGTAATTGACGATAGGGCTGAAGTTTCAATACAGGACATCAGGGCTTTTGCGCGTTCTGTTCATAGAGTAATGCCGCTGAGGGGAGTTGTGGTTGATTACTTGCAACTAATGAGCAGCAAAGATAAGCGCCCAAGGCACGAAATAGTGGCTGACATGTCAAGACAGTTGAAGATATTGGCGAGAGATTTAGAAGTGCCAGTTATCGCGTTAAGTCAACTGAATCGTAACGCTGAGCAAAGACATGACAAAAAACCTTCGCTTGCCGACTTGCGTGAATCGGGTGCAATAGAGCAAGATAGTGATTGTGTTATTTTATTGCATCAGGAAGATGATTTACTTATGTTAGATATCGCCAAAAACAGACAAGGACCGCCAGCACTTGTGAAACTTCGCTGGGAGGGCGAATACGCAAGGGCGGTAAGTTAATTAAATCTTTTGACTTTTTTGAATTAACTCCCGAAGGAGCTGTAATGTTAGAGCGCCTAAGAGATTTGGCAATCAAATATCAGACAATTTGCCAGCAAGCTCCGAACATTTGGGATGCAGAAAATACCGAGGATTCAAAAATTGCACAGAACGGTTGTAACGGAACTGTGAGCGTGGCAAAAGGACAGCAACGAACTCCGCCTTGCCCGATAAAAAATTTGTGCCTTCAAACTGCCATAACCACCCAATCACACTATGGAGTGTGGGGTGGCATGACATCCTCGCAAAGACTGCGATTACGAAAGAAGCGTTAATCCATTCTGGACATTGGGTAACATTTCATTCCATGCGCCTCAAAGATTTTAGCAGCAGCTTTTATGCCAGCTTCTTTTCGTTGCATCGATTGAGTTGTGTCGTGCATCAAATCGCTTGACCAAAATGACAACCCGCCGTAGTAATCTTTGTAAGCGCCAAACTCCTTCATAATTTTGGCAATTGCAGAACGACCATCAACTGGAAAGTTCAACCAAGCAAAACCACAAACGCCATCTTGAACAATTTCGTATGGCTTGCTCCAATCAAAGCCTTCATTGATGCCTGAATTTTGAACCGCCATTGCTTTGGGCGTTGCATCTGAATACGCCTTGTTTGCAGCCATTGATGCTTGAGCAAAAATTTGCTCAAATTCATTTTTATTCATTATGTATCCTTTCTTCACTTTTATTATGACATAAAAATAACATAATGTCAAGTGCATAAATCAAACTATGTTTCGACACAAATCCTTTCAAATAAAATAAAACGATTATTTCAATAAACACATGTTATTATTTGCTTATGGAAATCCAAATTGTTTCGATTGATGATTTGTCATTAGATGAAAATAATGCTCGAATACATGATGAAAAAAATCTTGCTGCAATCAAGGGCAGTTTACAAGAATTTGGGCAACGCAAACCAATTGTTATTAATGATTACAACATGGTGATTGCTGGCAACGGCACGGTTGTAGCAGCTGGGTTGCTCGGTTGGACAAAAATCGAAACAGTAAAAATCCCAAGTGATTGGACTGAAGAACAAACTAAAGCCTTTGCATTAGCAGATAATCGAACAGCGGAATTAGGCACATGGGACAAGGACATTTTGGCTCAACAATTAATCGAATTGCAAGATGTTGATTTTTTGATTGAACAAATTGGATTTTTGCATGAAGAACCTAAAGTGATAGATGATTCAACTGAATCGGTTGACTGGGAAGATAAATATGAAGTTCTTATAGATTGTGAAAATGAATTTCAGCAACAAGAACTTTTAGTTCGATTGTCTGGAGAAGGTTACAAAGTAAGGGCAATGTTGATATGAATTTTATACAATTGGAAACAAGCATTGAGCGTTCTGGAAGAGTCATGCAATTGGAAGGCATGTTTGATTTAGATGAAGCTTCAAAATCTGTAACAGAAATTGCTTTCAATCTTCCTGATTTATCTGAGCGTGAGTGGAACATTGGTTTAATTGTTGGTCCTTCTGGTGCAGGTAAATCTACTGTGGCAAAAAAATTATTTCCTGAGCAATTGAAACAAATTGAAAATTTCAATTGGTCAAAAAACAAAGCCGTCATAGACGAATTTCCACCTACCAGCACAATGAAAGAAATAACTGAATTATTATCTTCCGTTGGTTTTAGTTCACCGCCAGCATGGTTGCGACCATTTCATACATTATCAAATGGTGAACAATTTAGAGTTACAATGGCGAGAATAATGGTTGAAACCAATCAAGACAAAATAGCAGTTGTAGATGAATTTACTTCGGTCATTGATAGAAATGTTGCCAAAATAGGGTCACACGCCATAGCCAAAACTGTTAGAACTCGTAATCAGAAGTTTGTTGCAGTTGGTTGTCATTATGATATTCAAGAATGGTTACAACCAGACTGGATTTACGAACCACACACTGGTTCTTTTCGATGGGAGTCACTTCGGCAAAGACCAAAAATTGAGGTCAAAATTTTTCGAGCAAAATATGAAGCGTGGCAAATATTCAGCAAGCATCATTATTTAGACACTGGTTTGAATAAAAGCAGTCGTGTTTATGTTGCAACTATTGAAGGACAACCCGCTGCACTTATAGCAATATTGCCCCTTGTGCATCCCACAGCAAAAAACATAAAACGAATTTCAAGAATTGTAGTTTTGCCTGATTTTCAAGGCATTGGATTGGGAATAAAATTTATGGATATGCTTTCTGCAAGTTTAAAAGCTCAAGGATTCGGCACATACATAACGACAAGTCACCCAGCAATGATGAGAGCGTTAAATCATTCTCGCAAATGGGCAATGATAAGAAAGCCTTCTAGAATTGGTAAAGCAAGCTCAACATCCAAGCCACGGCTTATGACTTCAAGGAATAGAATTACAACGACTTTCAAATTTCAAGCTGAAGCAGACGACACACTTTTGGACATTTTAGCTCCAAAACCAAATACCATAATAAAGACTTAGAAAAATGAGCAAGGGCAAGAAGTGTAAAAACGGGCACTTAGTCACCAAGGGCGACTTGTGTCTTAAGTGCATTTCACTTGGGTTGAAATAATCAGACTTTGACAAAAACAGGAGAACAAATGACTCAGAGGGGTAGAAAAGCACCAACGCTTGACGATTCCAAAGTCAAATTGTTTTTACAAGCTCTGACAGCAGGTAATTATGTTGAGGTGTCTTGCGCTTACGCTGGGTTGTCAGTTGCAACTGTTTATCAATGGCTTGAAAAGGGCAAGGCAGAAAAGCAAGCTAGAGACAATGGTCAAAAACCCGACATACATAAAACTACATATATCGAATTATTAGAGGCAATAGAAAGCGCAAGGGCAAAAGCGATAGTTGGTAATGTCGCTGTGATTCAAAAAGCCGCCAGAGACGGAACTTGGCAAGCTGCTGCGTGGTGGCTTGAGAGAACCAACCCGCAACAGTTCGGCAGGAAAATACAAGCCGAAGTGACGGGTCGCATTTCTATCGAAGATTTAGAACGCAGAATGCTAGAGTTGATAGGTGACGATTCTACAGACATTCAAGAAATTGACTCCTGACAAACGCAGAGTCTTTCTTGAATCATTATCAGAAGATGAAGCGAACATGCTTACCCTTCTTGCTATGCAAGGTGATAAGCCCGACTGGGCAACGATAGCTAGAACCGAGCAACTGCCGCCTGATGGTGAATGGTTAACTTGGATGTTTCT